GGCGGCGTTGACCCTTTTATTGCTCCGGTTAATACTAGCAATCAGAACAAGCCGGCGGTAACAAACTATAACCACGATGCGACATTTAATTCGATTCGTTATGCAGTTCGTGGCCTAATGATGTACTTTGGATTTTTCCTAGCTGCTGCGATTATCTCCCTATCAACTCCTCGCAGTCTCTTACTTCAGTACATTCCTCATACGTACACGACAGGTGGTACGGTTTCTTACACGGGTGCCGCTGTTCTAGGTTTAGCAGCTGTAGCAATTGCATATGTAGTAGGTACTCTAGGAAGTAGTATAATTTAAAAATATATTTACTGTGGATCACCAGATACCCAGTCCTCTACCCAGTCAGTACCTGTGTAATCAAGTGGGCTTATTTCAATTTTTTCAATTCTATTTGTCTCTCTAGAAATCACTTTTAGCATAGCATGGTTCTCAAAATTATGAACGATGCTATAACTATAGTTTGATGGATCTGTATATGGCATAACAGGGAAATTCCATCTGTAATACCTGTTTGTTTTTACATTGCATATTGCACATAGTCCATCAATATTGGCGAAGATCACCGACATTTTGCTTAAGATTTGATTTAAAAAGTATTTTTGTTCCGTTTTTACGAATATTCAACACGCCTAAGACCCCACTTTTCCATACACTTGGTCAGGAATACCTGACAGTCGTGGCAAGGCTTAGACTGCATAATTTGGTCATTCTTGTTCAAACGAAATACCGTCAACACGCAACCACGAAGTTGTGAAATGTCACCAAGACTCTTCACAACTGCGCATTCTGCATGCAGTGTTTGGTCATTACAACCACAACCACTCGAACGACTTCCTGCCTTATTTCTAGCTACTGCAATCACTTTACCTCTTTTTGTTATTACTGCGAAATGTTCGCTTGTGTTAAGTCTCTGTGTATTGTGGCAGCCACGCCTATCCAGCTTCTCGCGATTAGCGACAACGAACGACATTTTATTGCTTTATTCTTGATTTAATAGAATGAAGTCCGTTTTTAGACAATATGGGTCTTTTAAAGTATCAAGTATGAATGATTCTTGGAAAGCTCTACGTCGTCATTCTCGAGGATGGATGGAAGATCCTCCTGCTAAGGTCCACGTTTCAATTATGTTCGGCGCCGGATTTATGGTAACTCCTGCATTTATTGCAAAACACAATATAACTCATGTTGTAAACTGTGCTCAAGATTCAGATAGTCCGGAGTGGTTTCGTGATCATAATCCTACAAAATATACATGCATTAATGCAGTTGATAATATATCTGTTGATATAACCGGTTGGTATCCGCGGTTTGCTGACACAATGAATAAATTTTTATCAGATCCAGAGTCAAAAGTTATATTTGTTCACTGTCAGTGTGGAATTAATCGAAGTGGATTTTTGACACTGTTATATTGTATTCAAAAATTTGGTTACGATTTTGATTCGACTGCTAAAATGATTCTAGCACAAAGACCATGTGCATTAACAAATCCTGTTTTTCGCGAACAACTTATAAACTATATTAAAAGTAATGGGAGATCTGGGTAACAATCCTATATGGTCAAATTTAGAAAATGAAAGCACGGAACTGTTGGGTCCGTCCTACAGCTATTCGGATAATATTCCAGGTCCTGGTTCTTTGGGTGTTGGCTCAAATGGAACATTTGGACAAATTAGTACCAACTTGGGAGCTGTTGAAACATATGTGAAAGGAATGATCACAGGTGATCCTCCGTTAGGAAACCGTTTTTTCATAAATACAGGTGGTACATGCACAGCAATAGACGGATCCCTACAGTCTCGATACAATTTTATTAATAACATTCCGGGTGGCGGTAGCCCACCTGCAGGTTTGCAAGATTTGTCATTTCTATCAAATGATCTTCGTGGATTAATTCCGGGAATCATGGAAGACATTGAAGGTCTTGATCCATATTATTTATTTAGTGCTATGACGGCAGATGGAAGTCCTCCTTGTGACTGTTACACATGTGATGTAACAAGTGGGGGTGCTTCTTATTTTTTGACTACATCCTTATCTCCTGATTTTGATCCAGCTCTTTGCACGAAGACTGATATTTCTAAGTGTAAACCCACACCTAAAGAGTCATTCACAAATCAGTTTGATACGACTATGATTCCAACAGTTCTTGCAGCGGCACTCCTTTTATTTTTTGCAATGAAGTAGTATTTTAAGAGTGAAACTTTAGTGAAACAATAAGATGGAAAATATCTTCCGTATAAAAAAGACATCTGATTCATCGTCGCCTATAAAAACGCAGGGCACGCTCGATCATATTCATTCTACGATCATATCATCAATTCGAGATACTAAATTAAATACAAATGAAATTGAAGAACAATGTGTAAAATTGGAAGAACATGTTGAGGACATGACTGTATCAAGTTCAATTGAACAAATTGTTAAATCGTCTAAAGCAGAATCGGAATTAAAAGAATTACGGTTTAGATTAGATTCTAAAAATCCAGTTGAAGAATATTACGTAAAAAATGCAGACATTATGCTTCAATATTACGGAAATACAGAGAAACCAAAACAAGCAGCAACGTCTTGTATGGATGAAAATACATTCGTAAAGTATTTGGTCACAAGTACGGCCGGCGATACTGGTAGTCAAAGTAAAAAACAACTTTTTGAAGAATATGCTACTCGTATGAAACTGAAAGGAATGGAAGTTGCGGAAATGAAACAGGTTATTACCGAACACTGTGAGTCCTGTAATATTGCTCGTGAAGAATTGACATCAGAAGGTGTACTTGTATGCCCTAAATGTGGATCAGAAGAATACATTATGGTAGTATCTGATTTTCCTTCATTTCGCGATCCTCCTAAAGAACGCAATAATTATGCGTATAAAAAGATCAATCACTTAAATGAAATTTTGAATCAGTTTCAAGCAAAGGAATCTACAATTATTCCAGATGAGGTGATGCATGAAGTCATCAGTGAAATTAAGAAACGCCGTATTCAGAACATTGCTCAAATGACCGAAAAAGAAATACGAGACATTTTAAAGAAGCTAAATAAATCTAAGTATTACGAACATGCCGCTCATATTCTTTCGAGACTTAATGGAAACCCTCCACCAACGATTACGCCAGAAATTGAAGAAAAGATTCGTACGATGTTTCAAGAAATCCAGGCGCCTTTTTTGCTGTACTGTCCGGATGACCGCACTAACTTTCTGTCTTATTCGTATATTTTGTTCAAGTTCTTCGAGCTGCTGGAACTGGATGAGTACAAAGCGTATTTCCCTTTACTAAAGTCACGTGATCGTTTGATTGCACATGATTTCATATGGAAAAAAATTTGCGAATATTTGCGCTGGGAATTTATACAAAGTGTTTGAAAACGGATTTGTCACGTATTTGTTACATAACTCTCAATAAAATGTCTGTCACTCTACTTTCTGTCAACTATAACGAGTCGTATGATGATCTGGTTGTAAATGATACTAACACTGTGCGTGTTATGTACTTTGCTGGTCAAAAGAAGGCTAAGCGTGATGATTGGATTACGCCTGGATCAATTCTAATCGAGAAGATTGATAGCCAATGGCTGTATGTTGGGATTGTAATGTTTGTTTATGAGGTAGAGCCAGTTGATGGAGTTGCTCGGTTTCTACTAGTTCTAGAGAAGAACAATCATTCTGGAGTTACGGGTAAGACCAAGAAGCTTCTTATGGAGAAAATTGGTTGGATTCTAAGTGATGATGCTCCCGGAATTGCCCACGTAACTCATGTTTAGAGCTAAAACGGTATAATATACCAATACAATGCGTTTTTTACTTATTAGTACTCATGTTGATCAAATGACCGGCTATGCTAAAGTTGTAACAAATCTACTTCAGCAGATTTCTACCGTTCCGAATGTAAAAGTTTTTCATTTTGGGTTTCAACGGCATCCATCTCGTCCCGGAATTCGAACTGCTCCCAAAGGTATTATTCAATATGATGCTGCAGCAAATGAGGATCCTCGTGAAGAAGGATTTGGATTTAATAAAATTAACGAGTATATTGATACAGTAAATCCCGATATCGTTATGATCTATAATGATCCATTTATTGTTTATAAATTTATTGAAACGATGAAATATGAAAAAGATAAATCATCGTTTAAGCTTTGGATCTATCTAGATCTTGTATATAAAGGAACTGTGAAACCCATTGTTGAAAAGATTAATCAATCGGCTGATCGTATTTACATGTTTTCAGATACATGGGTTAAAGAATATACAAGCTACGGACCTGCTCCAACAATTTCAGTAATGGAACATGCTGTAGATTCCACTGTGTTTTTAAGAGCTGATAAGTACACACGTAGTGGTCTTCGCATGTCTACAGGTATTCCAACAGATGCTATTATTTTCTTGAATGCAAATCGTAATTCTCAACGAAAGCGACTTGATCTTTGCATTATGTCATTTGTTGAACTAATTTCACGAGATATTACCAAACCTTACTTTTTGATGATTGTAACTGCTGCTACAACTCAAGGCGGTGCATATTATGACATAACTCGTATTTATAATACTGAACTTGAAATGCGCGGTCTTTCATTGGATACAATCGGTAAACGACTCATACTTGTCGATTCTGCAGCAACTCCACTGTCTGATGCTAAAATTAATGAAATATATAACATCACAGATATTGGAATTAACACTAGCGACGGAGAAGGGTTTGGTCTCTGTCAACTAGAGCATTTGTATACTGGTGCTCCTCAAGTTGTAACTGATGTTGGAGCATATTCTGCATTTTTGACTTCCGATGTTGCAGAATTTATTCCATCGTCTGGGCATTCGTATTTTTCAGGATCAATGCCAATTGGGTTTCAATGTCCAACATTTGACCACAAAATGATTGCAGATGCAATGCAGAAGACAGTCGACACGCTTGATGAGCGTCGTGCAGCGGCTAGAACCTATTCGTTCAAAACGTGGCCAGAAGTATGTGCTAACTGGCTTACGGATATTCGCAATGAATGTAAATAATGGATACATTTTACAAACGAATCGGTGAACTATCTCACGAACAACGCAGAACAGTTTTAACTAATATTATCGCTCAAATGCGTCAACACCAACAGCATCCAATCGCCGACGCATTTTATGATATACTGTCATGTTATCCGGAATTTCCTTTGTTTAAACACGAACAAAGCTTTAGACTCTATCTTGCATGGCCGAAGATTTTTGCGATGCAAAATCATCCACTTGTTAATCAAATAGTAAATCAACCTATTTAAATTGAATGAATTTAGTAAATAAAATGCCAGAATGTTCAGTTTGTATGGCTGATATGGATATGGAAGAATATGATGACCCAAATGAATCAACACGTACATGTGTTCGTTTGG